CGGAACTTTGAGTGGTATTCTTCCATAACAGCGTCTTTGGCCATGGACAGCACGTCTGTGCGGATCTCGTAACCGTTCTTGCTGAATTTAACTTCTGGTAGTTTTGGTGTATCGAATGTGTTTGACATAATAATCTCCTGTGTGTAATGTCTGTATGTGACAGCAACTTTGCTGTCCATGTATTTATTATACAGTGTACAAGACTGTGTGTAAAGCTGAATGACTTATTAGCGAAACTTGTTTACTCTTTCTTCCACAAGTTGAATCACCACATCACTCAGCACAACTTCATAGTGGTTGTAGTCCACTTCTACTAGTTCCATATCAGCATGGTGTTTTTGACTAGCAACAGTAACTACGCCGTCATTATGTGCCAACATAAACGGGCTTTGTCCTCGTACAGTAACAATATTAGTCCAAGGATGCTGTATTTTAATCTTATCTGCTTGTTTCATAGCCCACGAGTTGGGACCAATGTCACGCATTAGTCTACTGAATGGTAAAAAGTATTGTGCATAGTCCGCTACTTCAGCGCCACCATATGGTGTGCTTAGGGTAACAGCACCTTTAACAGCATTGGGCATTGAGTTGGCTAGATGTAAACTGTATATGCCGCCCAAGCTATGTGCAACAAACACTATGTCAGTGCAGTTGCTCAAAGTTGACTGCATGTCTTCTAGGTTGTTTTGAAACCCATTACGGCTGTCGTAGTTTAAATCTATGCCCGTGCCCAGTTTGCTCTTAATATAGTTGAAGCTCTCGCTGGTGGCGTTAGCACCGTGAATGTACACCAAGTTCATGCCAATATTTATCGGGCGCCGTACAGTGTCAAGCCATAGTGATGGCAATAAAAGCCAACATAAACATCAATACTGCTCCCACAATGGGTAGCACAATATGTATGTGTTTGACCACATCTTCTACTGGATCATGCTCGTCCATTGTACACAGCTTTAGATTCTTCTATGCGACCCTGACGAGCAAGACTAGCCGCATAACGTGCTTCGCCAAATGCTACTATTACTGACCAGATGGTGTTTAATATTGTTTTCATAGGTATTTTTCCTTTTGATAGTTAAACTGTTGGATATAGTTTTCTAATTGTGCGGCATCGGTAATGCCTTTGTCTGCTAGATACGCATCTAGACTTGATTGATATGATGAACCTGGGAACATTTCTGCTAAACGTCCCATAATGGCCTGCATCTTTTCTGATAGATATTTCATTGTATGATTCCTCTGTATGTGTGTAGCTACTCATGGTTTCTACTGAGTATTTAGCAAGTATATGTGGCACTGCACAAATAATCAACCCTCTTGATTTCCATTCAAACAAATGTTACAATCAAATAAATACAGTAAGAGAGATTAACAATATGCGTAAAAGCACCCGTAGTATATTACAAGAACTAAGCGACATAGGCATCAAACGAGATACCGATTTGATCATAGAAAGCCGCGGTTCCAACTTGATCGACAGTGCTGTTAACCTATTGAAGCTGATACGTGAAAACTATGATGTGGAAACAGCCGCTGAATTGGAGCGCAGATTCATCAACAGCATACGCAGTGCTGACAGTAGCAAGTTCAAGCGCGGCATTAAAAAAATTCAAGAAGGCAAAGAATGAGCGGCTTTGCATTAGAACCAGCTGGCCTTTATGGTATTGAAGAACTGAACGACACACGTTTGGGCGACACTGCCAAACCTAAAAAGAAGATCAACCCAGATGCTGTCAAAGGCATAATTGTACGCATACCACGTGAAGCATACGATGGCATTGTTAAACAGGTACAGCCCATGTTAGATGAGTTGGGCACCAAAGGACATTGGACCAGCGGTTCAGCCGGTTCGTGGCACCCTAGCCATCCATACTACAAAATGGGTAGCATCAAGGACACTGCTGGTGACATTGACGTTCATATCAGCAGTAAAGAAATTGCCCCCAAGCTGGGACTGGACGCTGGTGCTGATGACGGCAAGGTACGTGCGGCATTTGCACAGTATCTCAAACAGTCATTTGATGCTGTAACTCAAACAGGTGAACAGGTTCACTTGGGTATTGCAACAGGCGAGCAAGTGGATGTACCTGCATTGGGCACCAATGTGCCATCTTACTATCAAGTGGACTTTCCAACCACAGAACATGCCAGCAGTACTGTTAAACATCATGAGCATGACTATGCCAAAGACTACAAATATGACGGACAGGATCAACAGTTTGCCCTATCCAGTCTAGCCAACAGCGTTCCTGATCATCTTGAAAAGACATTCTTGTACTACGGCATGGGTGGATCATTAAAGAATCGTGCTGACGGTGAAGTGTTGGAACGTGACATACACAAAATAGCCCAACGCTTGTTTAACGATCCCAATGCTAATCAAGACTGGTTAGCCACGGTGGATCGCATACTACAGCATATTCCGCAAGGCATAGACAACCCACGTCTAGCACAGTTCAAGGGCGATATGATGAAGAAGTATCCAGATCGTTTCCTCAAAGAAGGATCAGCAGGCTGGTTCCGACTTATCTCTCAAAAAATAACCCTATAAACACCATTTTTATCAAAATGGCTAAATAAAATTACAAAGGCTCACAGAGTAGTGAGTATTTGATAAGCATATTCGAGGAGATTATTATGCCATCATTATTAGGAACAGCAGTCACAGTCAATTACGGCAGGATGACACCACAAGATTCATACGGTACAGGTCCAGCATTCAGTAACTTTGGTACACGGTCATTACGTTTACTTAAAGTTGTTACAACTGGCGGTACAAACAACCTGACTTTAGGTGCAGACGGCGCAACTGGCCTATTCACAGATCAAAACAGCGTGTTTAGCCGTTGTGTTCGCGCACTGCAAACAATGGCCGAAGTTTATGTAGTTGGTGTTCCAGACTCTACATCATTCTTGGTGTTAGTAACTGGCGACACAGTAAACGATGCTACAACAACAAGCAACACCGCAGGTACAACTTACAATGCATTGGAAGCTGTAATTGGTGCTTCAATGAACACAGGTGGATCAGCAACTGTTACTGCAACTGGTACAGCCGCTAACCCAGGTATTTTCGTTGGTGCCGCTCTAGGTACATTCGCTTAATTCTCAGGGATGGGAAGCAACTAAGGACCTTCGGGTCCTTTTTTGTTGGCTGACATTAAGTGTGCAGTTAAATACACGATGGAATACAAGTTGTACACCACTATCGATATAACACATACTGGACAGTTTAGAAATGAGCCAGGGCGCGAACTTGAACGTTGGCAAGAACAAAACTTTAATACAATACTACAAACTATTGGCATACGTGCCAATATAACTTTTAGGCACGGGCCAGAACTATTTGAAATGGGCGGGCAAACATGTGGCTTTGAATTTGGCCATACTGCCCGTGTTTGGCGTTTTGATTTTTATACTGAACAAGACTTTATGTTTGAACTTGATAACGACCATGTGGGAATTTTAAAAGAAATGTTTGCAGGTGTTCCGTACATAGCTGACCTGACTGAACAGGTTGAACAGAACTACGCTGTGTTTGTCACAGACGGTCCCAACCGAAATATTGTTTTTCATCAAAAGTAATAAATAACATTGTAGGCAAATTCAGTACACGTAAACACTTAGGCATTCAATCATACATTAGGCACATGACTCGGAGCGAGTCCCTGACTTATAACATTGGAGAGCCCAGATGGCCACAAAAGAAGCAGTAGCACAATTAGCTATGCTACCAGAGCGTGTAGCAATAGTTGAAACCAAAGTACACCAAATAGAAGAAAAACTTGACGAACTCAAAGTGAGTGTCAAAGAAATGCATGACTGTCTAGACAACACCCGTGACCTGCTGGACAAAAAGCTGTGTGAAATGGCGGAGCAATCAAATACTCAACATGCAGAACTAGCTGACAAAATCAAAGACCTACATGCAACCAAAGACAAGTGGGTCAAGTACTCATTGGCCGCCATGGCCTTTGCGGCAGGCGCTGGTTGGATCAACACCATGAACTTGCCACACTTATTAAAGTTCCTAGGCATGTGATTCAGTTAAATACTGAATGCACATAAACGAATTTGTCAAAGCTGTTACTTATCACAGCACACTAAATCCCAAGCTATGGACCGGTACATTCTTAAAACAGGATGTACGTCATAAACTCATGGCCATTGCACGGGACTTTGTACGTTTTATTGCGCTTCCCCAAATTAATTTAAAAGACATAACCATCAGCGGAAGCAACGCCAGCTACGGTTACAGCGAATACAGCGATGTGGACTTGCATCTAATAGTTACCATGCCAGATGATCCTGTTGTGCGTGAACTGTTTGATGCCAAAAAGAACAACTACAATTTCAAACACAAGATACAGTTGCATGGCATCGATGTGGAAGTGTATGTGCAGGATGCCAAACAAACACATCACTCAGCTGGCATATTCAGTGTGCTGAACAATCAGTGGATCACTAAACCCGAACACAAGACTCCAGAAGTAACAGACAAAGAAGTGCGTCAGAAAGCCCGCAGTTATGCCGTTATGATTAACAAAGCTCTCAAGTCAAATGACTTAAATACACTAGAAGATGTTGCGGCCGATTTAAAGAAGTTACGCCAAGCTGGTTTGGCCCGAGGCGGCGAGTTCAGCGTAGAGAACCTGGCATTTAAATTACTACGCAGTCGTGGCAAGATTGGCGCAATACACAACAAGATTACTAAATTAAAGGATTCCGAATTGAGTTTGGAGAACACATATGAAAGTTAAAGAAATCACACTAGCAGAAGATACTTACGAAGTTACTACCAAACCCATGCCCGGTGCAACGTCCATTGAAGTGGGCGGTAAATCAGTTGGCACTGCTAAAGATCCACAAACTGCACAAACAGTTGCACAAGCGGCCAAAGATGGTAAGTTATCTTTGACTCCTCCAGGAACACAAGTTGGCGGCAACAGCAGTGTTCAAGAACAGCCAGGCAGTGATCCACAGATGGCGGCCTTGCAAAAATTACTAACCACTGCACAACAACCGTGGGAACAAGCACAGATCAGATGGCGCATGGAGAATTTGAAATCCCAGCAATCATTAGCAGGTGAGCCAGGTGCTGGCATGGGTGCTCCAGTTGACGGCCGCGGCAATTTGATTCCAGTTCTTCCTCCTAAAGAATGGATGGCAAAGAATCCAAATGTTGTTAAACAATTACCCAACGAAGCATTGCCTCCAGAAATGCAACAGCCAGGCATGCTGGATCGTATCAAGGGATTAGCAGGTATCAAATGAGAATAAACGAACTTGTTGGCGAGTTTGGAATCTTCACAACCAATGAAGAAGCGGTGATTCTTAAAAAGCTAACACGGCCCGTTCCCTTATCTAGCCTAAGTGAACAAGAGCAATTCAAGATCGAGGGTCTGATCCGTAAAAGTTTGGTAACTAAGATAGGACAAGTTAATCCTAAAGTAGTAGCTAATGAACAAACCAAACACCAAAACTAAAAGCAAACAAACCAACAAAACAAGACCAGATGTTAAAAAGCTGGCCGATGTACTGGATATTGAATTCAAAAAAATAGTACCCTTGATACCCCTGCCTGATGGCAGTGTGGCATACAAAGATTACATTGTTAAGAAAAACAAAGCTGGAGCTTGGTGTATATATTCCAAGCACACTACCAATTACTCGCATGGTGAATTTAACCTTCAAACATGTGCGCTGGTAGCGGCCAAAGCACTGACACAACTGCAACTGCAACGCTATAACGAAATCAAGAGTTTAGACAACAAATACTGGAGCAACTTCTATAGAACCAGTGTGTATCAGCACAACATCAAACTTGCAAAAGATTATGATAGGTACTTGATTCTGTTAAATAAGCTAGAAGACAGTACATGGAAGGCTAATCATTACAAAGAGGAAATCTCCAAGTTATTTCGATGGGCTTTTGTATAAATATTAGAAGATAGCTTAGGATATAATCATGAACATTAGAGAACTTTCTCAACCAGTTACAAGCAAAAGACTTAACGAAAATATGGCAAAGCAGTTGGGATATAGATTAAACTTGGAAAAGTTTAGCGATGCCCAGTTGGAAGATGCCCGTAACAAAATGCGCACAGAAATGAGCCAATTTGAAGTTAGTGAAAGCTTCGATAGTGTTAATGTAAGCCCACAGTATCAAAAAGTACGTATGCTACATGATGTTATCAATCAAGAGATTTTAGAGCGTGAAGCTTCTATGGAAGAAGGCGCAGATAATTTGCCAGGCAATCGAGAACGTCTTGATGTTAACAAAAACGGCAAACTTGAAAAATCAGACTTTGCGGCATTACGCAAAAACAAAACTAAGAAAAAAGCAGAGGAAAGTATGGACCACAACATTTATTTAGGTAAGTTAGCTGTTAAAGCTCAGGAACATTCAGTTCCAAACAGTTGGATTGCCGATGCCATCCGACGTATTAATTTAGGCGAAAGCGATCAAGAAGAATTGGCCAGCGAATTACAACTGCGTTACGACCTAAGCGAAACAGTTGCCAATCGCATTGTATATCTAAACGAAGGCGAAGAAGAAAAAGCCAAAATCATTATGTCCACAAAGGACATGGTTGATCGTATTACAGGCTGGCTTGACGATGTGTCAGCTATGAAAGCCGAACAACTACTACAACTATTAGACTCTATAAGAGAAGAATTGGGGTCAGATGTCGCTGAACAATATACACAGGCAGTTCGTCCAGCATTAGAAGAAATTTATGCAGGCTTAGAAAAGGCACGTGGCGCATTGAGTTCAGGATTAGGAATTGTGTCAGGCCAAGGCGGCGGTGAAATGATGGGAGCTCCAACAGGTGCTCCAACAATGCCAGGCGAAGAAGGCATGAGTATGCCAGGTGCAGAAGAAATGACAGGTGCAGAAGATTTAGCAAGCCCAGCAGGCCGCGAAATGCGGGAGTCACAGTATAGCCGCAAGTTAGGCATCATGTTGGCACAATCAAAAAAAAAGTAACTGAAAATTTAGATCCATTACTTATAACACTTCAAGCAGTAAAGGCTAACGCAGTAAACAATAATTCAGTCGCTCCATTAAGTTGGAGCGCATTGAATCAAGAGTTAGCAAAAAATCAAGCACCAGGCCTTAACTACAAGACATTTGTCAAACGTTGGAACGATCCTAAAGATCCTCTCAAAGCCAGCGGCTTAATCAAGAAGTTTGACGGCAATCAATTAATTATTGACACAGGCAGTGACTCTGACAATCCAGAAGTACAAGCCAATCCTGCTCCAGATGTTTTGGATAAAACAGCAATGGCCGCTACAAAAAGAGCACAATAATAGTTGACACACTGCGCAATTGATAGTATAATTGCGCTATGACCTTACTTAAAGAACGATACGACTACACACCTTTGAACAGAGAAAGTGTAGAAGGCAAGCGTTTATACGCCACGCCGGACGGAGGTAAACTACCATCCGTCACAACAATCCTAGACAAGACCAAACCGTGGGAAAAGGTACAAGCCTTACTCAATTGGAAGAAAGCTGTGGGTGAAAAGAAAGCCCAGGAGATTGTTACTGAAGCCGCAGGACGTGGAACACGTATGCACAAGTTTCTTGAAGACTATATTGTGCAGGGTGTTATCAATGCTCCAGGCACTAATCCATACAGTGTACAAAGCCACAAGATGGCTAATCATATCATTGAACACGGACTTAAGAACGTGAACGAAATATGGGGTGTTGAAGTTGGCTTGTACTATCCAGGATTGTATGCAGGCACAACAGACTGTGTGGGATTGCATCTAAATGAGGCCGCCATTATGGACCATAAGCAAACCAATAAGCCCAAGAAGCAAGAATGGATTGAAGACTACTACTTGCAAATGGTAGCGTATGCCCTTGCACACAACAAAGTACACGGAACTAACATTCAAAAAGGTGTTGTGTTTATGTGCGTTAAACCTCCCGAAATCAAGCCTATGACATGGGGCGACCCTGCTTATCAGGAGTTTATTCTTACTCCAGACATGTTCGAGCACTGGGAAAAGCAATGGTGGAATCGAGTGGAACAGTACTACAATCAAAACTGATAAATATCCTATATAGAGGATATTATTATGGCTGTAGTGCAAATCTCGAGAATCCAAGTAAGACGCGGCAGAGAGAATCAAGGTAGCGGATTACCGCAATTAGCTTCGGGTGAAATGGCGTGGAGTATCGATGCACAAAACTTGTGGATCGGTAATGGATCCGTGGCCGAAGGTTCTCCCTTTGTAGGCAACACCAAAATCTTAACACAAAATGATTTAGGGTCCAACGGCAACATCTTAGACTTAATTTCATATCAGTATAAGAAAAACGATTATACGATTGTTACAGGTGTAGCAGGTGCCAACTATCCTTTCATTAGAGACATCCAAACCAAGTTTGATGAAGTAGAAACCAGTGTTAAAGACTTTGGAGCATTGGGCAATGGCATAACTGATGACACCGCCGCTATACAGTTAGCTATCAATCAAATATTTTTAAACAGTTTAAATTTATCCACAATATCTAGCAGGGTTGTATTAAAAATCCCAGCTGGCAAATATATTATATCCAGCACGTTGTACATTCCAAGCTATGCAACCTTAATTGGTGCAGGCAAGGAAAAAACTATTATTCAATTTAATAATACTCAAAGCACGCCTGGGCCAGTTTTTCAATTTGTAAACGACACAGCCAAGCCAGGAATTCCACGTATTTTCAGTATGCCAACAGAAGCCAAGGCCAGCTACAATCCAGTTGGTAGTGCAGGTACAACTATTAAACTAACAAGGTTTGATACGTTAACTGGCACCACTGGTATTGTACCAGGCATGGTTATCACTGGCACAGGATTTACCAGCCCGCACACTGTTATCAGTGTTGATGACTCGACAACAATCATTATTAGTAGTAATCCAGATTCTACTCCAAGCGGAGTATTGACATTTACTGCTGGAAGTGCGCCAGCACCAACTTATCTAAATCAACCACGCAACATCACTATCAAAGAGTTATCTGCATTTAATAACACAGCAGATCAATATGGTCTGAGATTAGATGCTGTTCGTGACAGTGTGTTTGAAAACTTATATATTCAAGGTGCATGGGGTCAAACATTCAACGAAACCAGCGCAGGAATTTATTTGACAGCGTTTAGTCGCTTGGTAACTTGCCAACGTAATATTTTTAACAATGTGGATATAACTGGGTTTGGCTATGCTGTGTATTCAAACAATGATATTCAATACAATGCATTTAGAACATTGTACGTGACCAATTGTCGTAGCGGAGTTATTTTTGGACGTACCACTGACCTATCCAGTGTTGGCCAGCTGTACGGACCCAGTTATAATGAACTACTTAATGGGCATTATGAAAACATTAGGCAACATGCGGTGTATGTTTATAATGGCACTGGTAACACAACAAGAGAAACTCGTTTGCAGAACGTTGGTAACAACGGCGGCTCGAATCTAACCAGTGCGGCATTCCCCCAAATTTATTTTGCTGTACAAGGCAATGCAAGTATAAACGATCAGAGCGATCGAGCAAAAGATTTATCAACCACTGTTCCTAGTGTTAGCACCACATATAATCCTTCGGGATCAAGCGGAACTACACTAGTTGTTGCTTCAACGGCTGGCATATCAGCGGGTATGGTTATAAGTGGAACAGGATTCACAACTAGCCAAGCAGTGTCAAGTGTTGTTAATGCAACAACATTGTCCATAACTGCCAATCCAAACACAACCCCAAGCGGAACGCTGACATTCAGTGTTCCTTACTATCCTGAGATCAGCGGACTAGTTTCTTTCAATAGCTACGGGGTTAACCAAATTGCAATTAGTAACATTACTAGCCCTACATTTGCCTTTCGTTTGCCATTGCCAACCAACGGTGTTGGATACACAATTGATTATGTTTATCGCAGTACCAATAGAGCACAAAGCCGCCGCGGACAATTGACAGTCATGGCCGATGTGGCAAATAATCTAGTACAACTTAGCGATGAATATGATTATGTTCAATCTATCAACACGTCTGAAGATGTGTTGCTAGCGTTCAGCGCACAGATTTTGAACAAGAGTTTGAACATATCGTATGTTAACACAAGCTCTGGCGACAGTGGTGTATTGATCTATTCGTATTCCGCTGTACTTTAATCAAACTGATAGACAAAAACTAAAACTACGTATATAATTCATTGTATGCGAGAGATATAGGATTGCCACCTGAATAAATCGTGCGTAACCTAGTGAAATAATTAGAAAAACAAAGAAATCGGCAAGTTATAACATGGTAACTAAATACTTCCTAATCAATATAACTTGTATAAAGCGGACACAATGAACATTACAGTAATTAAAAGAAACGGACAAAAAGAGCCGTTGACAATCGATAAATGGCAAGCGCAGGTAGCAAAAGTTTGCCAAGGCATTGCAGATGTTAGCCAATCGATGATTGAAATCAAGGCTCAATTACATTTTTATGATGGCATAACAACTAAAGAAATTGACGGTATCACACTGCGAGCTATAGTTGACTTGATCGATGTGGAACAAAATCCAGACGTTGGACATGTCAACTATCAATACGTAGCAGGCAAGCAACGGCTGAGTATGTTACGCAAAGACGTGTACGGCAGTTATACAGTTCCACACTTGTATGAAATTGTTAAGAAGAATGTGGCTACTGGCTTGTACACTAACGAACTGCTGGAATGGTATACTGAAGAAGACTGGAACCGGATGGAAGACATGCTGGATCACGAAAAAGATGAACAGTATGGCTATGCGGCTATTGAGCAGTTGATTGAAAAATATCTTGTTAAAAACCGTGCAACAAAACAAACATATGAGACACCGCAGATCAGATATATGATAGCGGCTGCAACTGTGTTTCACAAAGAAGAACCCAACAGCGCAAGGATGCGTTACATAAAGGAATATTACAATGCGGCTTCAGACGGTTTATTTACTCTCGCTACTCCTGTTCTTGCTGGCCTTGGCACTCCCACTAAGCAGTTCAGTAGTTGTGTACTCATTCGCAGTGATGATGATCTTGACTCCATTTTTGCTAGTGGCGAAATGATGGCCAAGTATGCCAGCAAACGTGCTGGCATCGGTTTAGAGATCGGACGACTACGTCCCTTGGGCAGTCCCATCCGTGGTGGTGAGATCATGCACACAGGTATGATACCTTTCCTGAAAAAATGGTTCGGTGATTTGCGTTCATGTAGTCAAGGGGGTATCCGCAATGCTAGTGCTACTGTATTCTATCCTATTTGGCATCATCAGTTTGATGACCTTATTGTGCTTAAGAACAACCAAGGCACAGAAGAAACCCGAGTCCGTCATATGGATTATGGGGTTGTGCTTAGTGCTTTCTTCTGGAGACGATTTAAAAACAAACAAGACATAACATTCTTTGATCCCAACGAAGTGCCGGACCTGTATGAAGCATTTTATCAAAATACTGAACTGTTTGAAGAGCTGTATGTAAAATACGAAAAACGCAAAGACTTGCGTACCAAGACGATGAATGCCGAAGAAGTATTCAAAAGCGGAATACTAAAAGAACGCACTGATACTGGTCGCATCTATCTAGTGTTCATTGACAATGTAATGAAGCAGGGTCCGTTTGATCCTGAATACCATACCATCTACCAGAGTAACTTATGCTGTGAAATACTTTTACCGACAAAATCATTTAAAAGACTTGACGATGCAGAAGGACGTATCGCGCTCTGCACACTTGGCAGTATCAACTGGGGAGCTTTCAGGAATCCCGAAGATATGCGCCGTGCTTGCCGTATTCTACACCGTAGCCTCAATAATATACTTGATTATCAAGACTTCCTAAGTATCCAAAGTAAACTAAGTAATGACGAGATTCGTCCGTTGGGTATTGGCATTACTAATTTAGCATACTGGCATGCCAAGCGTGGACTCAAGTATGGGGAGAAGGATGCACTACAAGATGTAAAAAGTTGGATGGAACATCAGGCCTTTTACTTGACAGAAGCCAGCGTTGAGCTGGCAAAAGAACGTGGTGCGTGTGAAGGTAGCAGTCAAACACGCTATGGAAAAGGCGTATTTCCGTGGGAACTCCGTGCCAACGGATCTAATGAACTGGCAAACTTTGCTCCTGAACTTGATTGGGAAACACTGCGCGGTCAGATGAAAGAACACGGTGTACGTAATGCTACACAGATGGCAGTTGCACCAGTTGAAAGTTCAAGTGTGGTTATTAACAGCACTAATGGCATTGAAATGCCTATGAGTTTGATCAGTGTTAAAGAATCGAAAGCTGGATCGTTTGTACAGGTTGTTCCAGAATATCACAAACTAAAGAACAAGTATCAATTGATGTGGGACCAGAAAGACTGCACTGGCTATCTAAAAACAGCAAGTGTGATTGCGGCTTATGTGGATCAAAGTATCAGCACAAACACATTTTATAATCCTGCACACTTTCCAGGACGTAAAGTTCCAACCACATTGATTGCCAAGAACTTGATGCAAGCTCAGTTATGGGGATTGAAAACCTTTTACTACAGCTTGATTAACAAAGCAGGCAGTAAGGCAGTGGAAGAACCTACTCCGGAACAAACACAAATTAATGGTGTACAAGTAAACGGCTATCATATTGAAGAGTTAGAAGACGACTGTGAGAGTTGCAAGCTATGAGTTATAGTTTTATTAGACAATTCATTATGGAAGGCAAGCCGGCTTCTTTAAAAATATTGCCGTTGCCTTACGGTGTAAACGATCTGGCGCCGGCTATCTCCAAAGCCACAATAGATTATCATTACGAGCATCTAGCCAAAGGATATGCCAAGCGTTTCAATGCAGGCGAAGGCGATCCAGATTTTAACGAAGCTGGTGCGTTCTTACACAACGTCCTATGGCAACAATATCAAGAGCCAAAAGACACTAATGAACCAACTGGCGCAGTGGCAGAACTTATTGTTAAACATTATAAAACTTTTGCCAAGTTCAAAGATGAATTTGAAAAAGTAGCAATGGCAGTGCAAGGCAGTGGCTGGGTTTACCTGGCCAAGGACGGCAAGATCAAAACCATTGTGAATCATGAGATCAAGAAAGACATTGTGGTATTAGTTGACTGGTGGGAACATGCATGGGCACTGGACTATCAATCAGACAAGAAAGGTTATTTGAAGAATCAATGGAAAATTATGAATTGGGACAAGATAAATGCTAGAAACATGTTGTGACATATTAGTAGACGCTTACAAGCGCAATTGGATTACCAGTAGAGATGGTAACATTTCTATACGGCATCATGACCGTGATCATTTTTATGTAACACCCAGCGGTGTACGCAAACAGACCATGCAACCGGAGATGTTCAAGAAGATCAAAATCTGGAGAACAATTAACAGTGGTGTTGGTAATGGTGCTTTTAACTATAATTGGGAAGTCATTGAACAAACAGACTTATCGGGTAACTTGGAACCTAGTGGTGAGATGCCTTTACACTTTGGCTTACAGAAAGAATTGGGCCAGCACAAAGACGATGTGCGTGTAGTTGTACACGTTCATCCCACTTACTGTATTGCGGCCATGCATGCCGGTATTGACTTGGGCACTGTTAGTGATGCGTTTCCAGAACTCAATCGCTACACAAAAGTAGCACACAATGTGGGAGATGTTGCTCCTATCAGTGAAGAATTAGGTAGTGAGTGCCATCGTAACCTAGGACTTGACTGTGAAGGCAACATCAAGTTTGACATAGTGGGAATCAAAGGACACGGAGTAGTGGCAATTGGAAACACTCCATGGCGTGCCTATGAGCATATAGAAAGATTAGAACACATTTGCAAGATAGTACTTGCTTCAGGAAAATATTAAAATGAGTAATGCACAATATAATTTAAAAACAAAGACAGACTATCTTAACCGCAAGATGTTCCTGGACCCAGCAGGCCCAGTTACTATCCAACGCTTTGAAGAAGTCAAGTATAAAAAGATCGCAGACTTTGAAGCCACAGCACGTGGCTTCTTTTGGCAACCAGAAGAGATCAGTTTGACTAAAGATTCAAACGATTTCAAAGATGCCAGTGATGCTATCAAACATATTTTTACCAGCAACTTGTTACGTCAAACAGCACTGGACAGTTTGCAGGGTCGAGGCCCGAGCCAAATCTTTATGCCAGTAATATCGTTGCCTGAACTGGAAGCATTGGTGTATAACTGGACATTCTTTGAAACAAACATTCATTCAAAGAGCTACAGTCACATCATTCGTAACATCTACAATGTGCCCAAGGATGTGTTCAACACCATCCACGACACACAAGAAATTATCGACATGGCATCCAGTGTGGGACAGTACTATGAAGACTTGCACCAGATCAATTGTCGTAAACAGTTAGGCGAAAAAGTCAACGAGCGTACTCACATCCGAGCAATTTACATGGCTTTACATGCCAGCTATGCACTAGAAGCGTTCCGCTTTATGGTCAGCTTTGCCACCAGTTTGGCCATGGTAGAGAACAAGATCTTCATGGGCAACGGCAACATTATTCAATTGATCCTACAGGACGAGATCCTACACAAAGGCTGGACTGCTTACCTGATCAACCAAGTGGTCAAAGAAGATACTAGGTTTGCCGAAATCAAAGGCGAATGCGAACAAGAAGTGTATAATCTATATATGGATGTTATACGTGAAGAAAAACAATGGGCAGACTATTTGTTTAACAAAGGGCCAGTTATTGGACTCAACGCTAACATTCTCAAAGACTTTGTGGATTACACAGCAGTGGGCGCACTGAAAGATATCGGTATCAAGTACAACAACCCAGCACCCAAGTCAACTCCTATTCCTTGGTTCAACAAACATGTTAACACCAGCAATAAACAAACAGCACTGCAAGAAAGTGAAAGCACAAACTATGTGATTGGTGTAATGAGCGATGCTCTAGACTATGACGCATTACCAGCACTATAAGAGAAGAACATGATCACAGTATATTCAAAAAACAACTGCCCGTTCTGCGACAGAGCAAAGGCACTATTAGAAAGCAAAGAGATTCCATTTGAAGTTATCAAAATGGAAGAACACACTGGCGCACGTGAGTTTCTCATGGAACAGGGTCTACGTTCAGTACCGCAGATTTTCAAGGACGGCATTCTCCTTCCAGGCGGCTTTCAGGGCCTAGCTGGCAAAGACGAAGAATTTTTTAACACACTCAAAGGATAAACATGTTAATCAACAAAGGTATCACAATAGGCGAAGTAGTAACAATTAAAACAACTGCGGGCGAAGAGATTGTCGCTAAACTAGTTGAAGAAAACCCAATGGCCATCACAGTGAGCAAACCATTGGTACTGACCGCAGGACAAAAGGGTATTGCCCTTGTTCCCTTTTTGTTTACCACAGAGCCCGATGCAGATATACAAATTTCTCGTGGTACAATCATGGTGTTGGCACCTTGTGGTAAAGATGCGGCAAATACATATATTCAAAACACCACGGGCATAAAACTAGCATAAATACGGATATAATTTAGGAGTTACGCTATGCCCGGTACAACAACGATAACAACTGCATTTCCAGCCGCAGGAACTATAACTATAGTCGATACTACTGCGGTAGCAGTTGACCTGTTAACCGCGGCTGTTACGGCCCAAACTACATTTTTAACAACCACTTTAACACCAGCACCGGACGGCAAAGGAATACCTGGCTCAATAGCACAATCTTTAAATCTCAGTTATCAGACACTAATTAATGTATCTACTCACTTAGGTCAAATTAACAGTAACTTGGAAACACTAATAACAGCAGTAGGCAAAACAAATACCGAACTTGAAAAACTAAACAAAGCCGCTGGTATTGGTAATAGTCATGCAAACAAAGCAAATGTAGTAGCCGAATTAACATTTATTGATCAAAATGATAAAAATAATTTTGATAAGAAAGTGGTTAATGCAACACTGGAAAAAGCCGGAGAGCCGCCTATTCAAAATAATCCTGTAGATCTCCAGGCTGACGTACAGAAAAAAGTTTCCGATATTACTAGCCTCAACGCCGCTATAGCCGCTACCGGTATAATCATCGAAGGAGCCCAAACTGCAATTGCAGAAGGTTTTAAGTTGGCACAAGAAATTGTGTTAGACACTGCGATTGGTAAAAAATTAGTCGAATATTACTACGAAGGTGAAATAGCTGTAGTACAGGTATTCAGCAAAGAAAGAGCTCAACGACTCATTGTTGAAAATAACGATCGCCTCAATAAGGCGAAAGGTGGCGGCACACCAACTCCACCAGTTGCACCTGGTTAATTATGAAAACTGCAAGGATCAATTCTGATGTAGACAGCAAGGGCAATAGGTTAAATTCCAATGGCAAGATCCCCTCGGTGTTTATCAACAACCAGCCCATAGCTTTGCTTAATAGTTCAAACTCAAAAGGATCAAAGGTAATGTCTGGATCTCCCAATGTATATGCACACAATATAAATGTTGCCAGAGTCAACGATGCATTTGCTGGCGGAACCAAAATTGCTACTGGAAGTGACAACGTTCTCACAAACTTGCCAAATCCTTAATCAATAAGGTTGACCTTTATTTTCTACCCCTGTACACTAGGTATAAGTACTTGGTACTTGCCTTAAAGGAGAAATATATGGCTACAAATAAATTCGCAGAATTCACTGCAATCATCGAAGCAATGGAAAATGATTTTGAAAAGTTTTACGACAAAGAAGTAGGTGCGGCTGGAACCCGTGTTCGCAAACATTGTCAGGACCTGGCCAAGTTGTGTAAAGAAACACGCAACGATGTCACCACAGTTAAAAACGCACGAAAAGAACCAAAATAATCATATAAATACAATATGGCATACAGCGATAAGGTAATCGACCACTACGAAAATCCAAGGAACGTTGGATCATTCCCAAAAGATGATCCTGACATTGGCACGGGTATGGTCGGTGCGCCCGCTTGTGGCGATGTAATGAAACTACAGATAAAGGTAGATCATGATACAGGTATTATTACAGATGCAAAATTTAAAACGTATGGCTGTGGATCGGCTATCGCAAGTTCGAGCCTCGTTACAGAATGGCTGAAAGGCAAAACACTTGACGAAGCAGGAACAATCGAAAACTCCAAAATTGCCGAAGAACTAGCACTGCCTCCAGTCAAGATACATTGTTCAATACTAGCAGAAGATGCTATCAAAGCGGCTGTGCATGATTACCGTAACCGACACAGCGTATAAAAAAATCAAACTGAATTTAGAACGCCGGGGCAAAGGTGTTGGTATTCGTTTAGGTGTTCGTACTACTGGATGCAGTGGACTGGCATACACTATCGAATATGTGGACGAGTATACCGCAGAAGCAGGGGTAACCAATTATGCTCAAAAAGACTTTGTTGTGCTAGTAGATGCCAAAAGTCTAGCATATTTAAATGGCATCACAATGGATTGGGTCCGCAATGGACTCAATGAAGGTTTTGACTTTCAAAATCCAAATGAACGCGACCGTTGCGGTTGCGGCGAGAGTTTCAGAGTTTAACCCCAAAAATACTTGACTTTAACCAAAGTTAGCTGTATAATACTAGCTAATGTTATAACTTTTGGAGATTATTTTGAGTATGCATTTAGAAGGTCCGTGGCTCAGTACCACCGGCAAGAAAAAAGGTAAAAAGAAATTTGCTAGTTCAGAACATGCCCGCAAAGCACGTGAGCAGGAAGAAAGTTGGAAAGATCTACAAAAGCGTTGGGGCATTGAGGCAGAAGAAAAGAAACGCAACCGTGCCATGACCAGTGAAGTTTGGAAACCGGATAACAAACCATACACTAGATATGGTACCGATGTCAAGTATCCCAGTCGAGATACTGGTGCAGGCAATGCCACACTCAAGCCCCCGAAAGTTTACACAGGCACAATGGTAAAAGGCATTGCCACCATGCACAAAAGCAACGCAGTACCGGTTTTTAGTAATGAAGAAGCAATAGATATTAGTAAAATGCGTAGATAACCATTAAACTTATGTTTTTATACCGGCTATCATGGCATAACTATATATTGTACCTCAAAAGGTTTGGAGTACAACAAAGCAGTAAGGCTTTTAACGCACAAGGAGATGTATCAGAGCCATATTTTATAATGACGGAACCAGCGATTCCGTGATCCAGCGTAAAGGAGAAAATCATATGATACGCATCATCAAAACAGCAGTCTTTATTTTAGTAATGATACTAGTAGGATTAGCAGGGGTTAAGGCAGTGAATTACAAACTGGACACCCTAAAAACAGCTCGTGAACAAGCGAGTCCGGTTACAGCACAAATAAGACAGAAACAACTAGACTGTCTAGCTCGTAACATATACCATGAAGCAGGCTACGAACCTTTTGAAGGCAAGGTTGCAGTGGCTCAGGTAACAATCAATCGTGCAGAAAGTGGACAATTTCCCAGTGACATCTGCCAAGTAGTATATCAAAAGAACATAGTGTACGAACGGGTGCTTTGCCAGTTCAGTTGGTACTGTGAAAGTGCCACTGTTAAAAAACCCATGAATGGCCCTGTGTATACAGAAAGTATGGAAGTGGCCAAAAAAGTATTGTTAGAAGGATTTAGATTACCCTCCATCAAAAATGCTCTTTACTTTCATGGCGACTACATCAATCCCAAATGGGGTAAGCAACCCGTGGCCAAAATTGGCCGACACATTTTTTATAATTAGGAGATAATATGAATTTGAATATTTTAACAGAACGCATCAAAAATAGCATTAGTGATCTTTTTAATTTGGATTTGTGGGTTAAAAACGTTAAAGAACATGCGCCACAGGTCAGCGCAGAAACTATGGGCTGGCTAGCTGGCATTCTAATGCATTTGGCCACGATCCCAACCATGGTAGCAGTACTCACAGGGCTAACTGAAAAGATGCCCCCTGTGGATCTAGTGCTGTTTGTTTGGGCTGGTTTATTTGCTTTGTTTATTAAAGCAACTATCCAGAAGGATCTATTAAATATTGTTACAATAGGATTTGGATTCTTTGTGCAGGCCGCTTTGTTAGCACTTATTGTGTTCAAATAACTTGCTTTCAGTTTAGCCCTAATGTACAATTACTCATTAGGGCTAATTGCTGATAAATATATGATATTAATAGGAGCATAATAATGCCATCAGGATTTCAACAAGACACCAATCAGCTACAAGCTGAAATGTACAGAGTGGTTGTTACAATGAGTAACACCACATTCTACCCAACCGCAACCGGTAACGACAACGGTGGAGTAACGCCAAATTCATGGGACTCGTTTGCTACCCTACCAACCACATTGGCATTGAGTCAAGCTCGTGCCAGAGGTAACATGCGTTTCCGTAACATTGTTAACCAATTAACTGGTTTGACAGATGTGCAATTACGCGATATTACAATTACAGAAGCTAATGGTGATGCCCAAGCAACCAGTCTAGCATTTACATTGCTAATCGAGCGTCCAGCATTTATCAATGTAACCGGTACTGCAATTGACGCTTCGACTGCACTTACAACTACAGCACTTGTGCTTAAGAATGAAGTAGCCAAGGCAATTCGTCTAAGCACTAGTGCTAGTTCACGTGTGTATGATCCAACTAGTCCAACTACCCCAATGGGTACTCAAGTATCAATCACCGCCACGCATACAGGCGCTACTGCTACACAAACTTTTGGTACAGTGGCAGTTACTTTAATTGACGAATCAACATTGTTCGATTAAGGACTAGATGATTTTAGCGTACTTACTACTATTAACTGGTTTAACGATATCTGCGGTCGCAATCTACTATAGTGTAGTAGGTCTGACCGCAATATTTTCTGCCGCGGCTATCCCAATTATCATCATGGGTTCAGCTTTAGAAGTAGGCAAACTGGTGTGCGCCAGTTGGCTCAAAGCCAACTGGACTCGTGCTCCTGCTTACATGAAGTACTATATGATTTCAGCAGTGGCTATACTGATGCTGATTACCAGCATGGGTATCTTTGGATTCCTTTCCAAAGCACACAACGATCAAAATTTAGTGAGTGGCGATGTCCAAAGTAAGATTGCTATCTATGATGAAAAGATCAAAACAGCACGAGACAATATAGATGCAAACCGCAAAGCTCTTAAACAGATGGATGAAGCTGTGGATCAAGTCATGGGCCGAAGCAGTGATGAAAAAGGTGCCGAAAAAGCTGTTCAAATTAGACGCAGTCAGCAAAAAGAACGTGCAAGGCTCCAGTCTGAGATCACCGCTGAACAAAAAATTGTTGCCTCCGTTAGCCAAGAGCGTTCTCCAATCGCGGCAGAAGTACGCAAGGTTGAGGCTGAAGTAGGACCAATCAAATACATTGCCAAATTCATCTACGGTGATAAAGGTGCAGATGAAAACATGTTGGAAAAAGCTGTCACATGGATCATCATAATGATTGTTATTGTGTTCGATCCTTTGGCAGTTATCATGTTGCTGGCCGCACAAATGACATTTGGTTGGCGCCGCGAAGGCACAGAACCTGTTAAGCCTGTAAGCATTAGCGACTTTGTTCCTCAACCCACAGAACACATTCCCAACAAAGAAACAAAAGAATCTGAAGTTGAGTATACTATTTTGGATGACCATCACGAACCGGATTATCCTGAACCAATCACAACAGCAGATCAAACTACAAATATTAATCAAACTGAGGCACCAAGCGAAACGCCTGTTACAGCACTAGGAGGTGATATAACTGGACAGGAATCGTCAAATCAAGAATTTCCACAGCCAATAGAGCAATGGAACAACATGATTGCAGAGGCAGAAGCAGAGGCAAACAAAGAAATAGTTGAGAAGGAAGCTCGTAAATATCAAATACTTCCTGAACTTGTTGAACATACCAACGAGCGAAATAAGCCTGATCTTACTGAAGTTATAGAACCCATCGACTCAAAAAAAAAGACTTACATGATGAAGGCTCCGGACGGCTCAATACAGATCAAAAACCGTTAATAAGTAACGACTATGTACAAAACGCAGAACAAGGCGTTGATACATTATGGTCACGTATTACTGAACGTTCAACTTTAAAATTAAAAGATCAACTATATGTTGAATATGGCCTAGACCAATTTGCAGGCATAATTGTTGACAAAGAGGCAGAGCCAGAACTTTATGATTTTGTGGAAGATTGTAAAACCAACGGCGCCCGTTTTTACGGATACCCAGAAGATAAAATGGAATATTTTGCAAGAAGGATTTATGAGCTTAGGAAAGATTAATTTGATAACACCACCAGATAAGCTGTTCAATATGAACTTAGGCTATCTTTTGGTAAAACCAAGTGTATATGTTAAACAACAATTTCAAACTATATTGAGTCACAATATGGAAGAAATTAATGTATTCGTTTACGACGAGAATGAACACGATATCGATTGGTTACTTAGTGTGGCCAATCAATGTGATGTTACTATAATAGATGTCGACAACTGTGACCCAATTACTCAAAAATTTATCACTTATTTGTTAGCCCAGCCCAACACACACTATATAACTAACGACGAGATTACTCCTTATGGATTAATCAACAAAAATAGAATTTACAATTTGGACTGGATTGTACAGCAAATGGACGATAACGAAGAGGATGAAACTGATGAGTAGAGAAAAGCGGTATGATGGTAATCGTGTTACTGTCAAAGATAATGAAAACATAACACAGGCACTGCGTAGATTCAAACGTAAGATTGAAGACAGTGGACTTTTGGACACACTCCGTAAAAAAGAGTTTTATGAAAAGCCAACTACTGAACGCAAACGTAAAAAGAGTGCGGCCGTAAATCGATATAAAAAGAAACTTGAAAAAGAGCAATTACCTAAAAAAATGTATTGACGTAGGCTAGTATACCTGTTATAATTTAAGTTCACAATTAAGAAAGAATTTAAATGGCCAATACGGATATTATGATTGACTTGGAAACACTGGCAACATCTACTGATGCTACGATCCTAACAATTGGTGCTGTGAAGTTTGACCCTTTTGGGAAAGACATCGAAGAACCCGCAATGGATTCTTTCTATGTTAGAGTAGACTTGGATAGCTGTGACGAACTTGGACTTGCAGTTAACGATGACACTATAGCATGGTGGGCACAACAAAGCCAAGAAGCACAGGACGAAGCCTTTGGAACAGAGGGCCGTATTCACATCCGCGAAGCTATGGAAAAACTTTACAAGTTTTGCTGGGGCGCCAAGCGTGTATGGGCTAATGGTGCTTGCTTTGACATTCCAATTTGCGAAACTGCATATCGCAAACTTAACAAAGCAATCCCATGGAGTTTCTGGCAAATACGTGATGTGCGCACTGCCTTTGACTTGGGTATCGATCCTCGTCGTCCAACTGTAACAGCACACCACGCATTGCAAGATGCATACAATCAAGCAGTAGGAATACAAAATGTATATACACTTTTGCGTAGCAGTACGACAAGAGAAGGTAATTACATTACACCTTTTAAAAATGAAAGATAAAAATGGACTCACAAACTAAAGAAGTAATGGACATTCTCCAGGAAGAATGTGCTGAAGTAATTCAAGCGGTAAGTAAAATCAGCCGTTTTGGTATTGACAATTTCAAACCAGGTAAACCTAAAACCAACAGAGAACATCTTGAAGAAGAACTTGGCGATTTACAAGCTATGGTGGAAATCCTACAAGAGCTTGATATTGTAAGCTGGACTAATATTGAACGTGCGGCCGAAGCCAAACGTGAAAAACTCAAAATTTGGTCCAATATCTTTAAAACAGAGAACGTCTGAGATAAATAAATTTGTAGTGCGCCGTAAGGGCCTACATATTCTTGCTTAATTAAAGGAGAACAATATGAGCAAAATCATCGGTATCGATTTAGGTACAACAAATAGCTGTGTAGCAATCCTAGAAAACGGAGTTGCCAAAGTAATTGAAAATAGCGAAGGTGCTAGAACAACACCATCAATCGTGGCTTACACCAAAGGCGAGATTCTCGTTGGTGCTACAGCTAAACGACAAGCAGTAACAAACCCAAAAAATACAATCTACGCCAGCAAGCGCCTTATTGGCCGCAAGTTTAGCGAGAAAGAAGTACAGAAAGACATTGGTCTAATGCCTTACGGTATTGTCCAAGCAGACAACGGTGACGCATGGATTGAAGCCAATGGCGAGAAATTGGCTCCACAACAAGTGTCAGCTGAAGTACTTCGCAAAATGAAAAAGACTGCTGAAGACTATTTAGGTTATGAAGTAACGCAGGCAGTTATTACTGTACCAGCTTACTTTAACGACAGTCAGCGTCAAGCAACCAAAGATGCAGGACGTATTGCCGGCTTGGAAGTACTGCGTATTATCAACGAACCAACTGCGGCCGCACTGGCATACGGTGTAGACAAACAAGACAAGAAGGATCGCAAGATTGCAGTATACGACTTGGGTGGTGGTACATTTGATATCAGTATTATTGAAATTGCCAACATTGACGGCGACAAACAAATTGAAGTGTTATCAACAAACGGCGACACATTCCTTGGTGGTGAAGACTTCGATCAAGCCATTATGGATCATTTGGTTGCAGTTTTTAAGAAAGAGTCTGGCATTGACTTGAAGAAAGATATGCTTGCCCTACAACGTTTGAAAGACTCAGCTGAAAAGGCCAAGATTGAATTGTCCAGTGCGGCCAGTACAGATGTTAACTTGCCATACATCACAGCAGACGCAAGTGGCCCTAAGCATTTGAACGTTAAATTAACTCGTGCTAAGTTTGAACAAATGGTCGAAGACTTGATTACTCGTTCAATTGAACCGTGTAAGACAGCCATGTCAGATGCTAATGTCACTGCCGCAGACATCGACGAAGTTATCCTTGTTGGTGGACAAACACGTATGCCCAAAGTACAAGAAGCAGTTGAGAAACTGTTTGGCAAGGCTCCACGCAAAGACGTTAACCCAGACGAAGCAGTGGCCGCTGGTGCCGCCATCCAGGGTGCTGTGTTGGCCGGCGACAAGACAGATGTGCTGTTGCTAGACGTTACACCATTGAGTTTGGGTATTGAAACAATGGGTGGAGTGTTTACCAAAGTTATTCAAAAGAACACAACTATCCCAACCAAAGCTAGCCAAACGTTCAGTACTGCTGAAGACAATCAACCAGCTGTAACTATCAAAGTTGGTCAAGGCGAACGTGAACTATTCAAGTTTAATAAGATACTGGGCGAATTCAATCTCGACGGCATTGCCCCAGCACCACGTGGCATGCCACAAGTTGAAGTTACCTTTGACATTGATGCCAATGGTATCATGCATATCAGTGCTAAAGATAAAGGCACTGGTAAGGAAAATAAGATTACAATCAAATCCGATAGCGGATTGACGGAAGCTGAAATCCAACGCATGGTACAAGAAGCTGAACAAAACGCAGAGTCTGATAAGAAAGCCAAAGAGCTCATTGAAGCACGTAATCAAGCTGATGGTGCCACACACAGCTTCAAGAAAGACTTTGAAGAAGTTAAAGAACAGTTGACTGAAGAAGAAAAGACAGCCGTTGAAACTGCACTTAAAGGTGTAGACGATGCAGTAGTTGGAGAAGATCCAGAAGCTATTCAAAAATCAGTCCAAGCAGTTTTCGAAGCAGGCAAACCTGTATTTGAAAAGAAGCAGGCCGCTGAGGCCGCAAAGAGTGCCGCACCAGCTGACCAGCCTGCCGAAGGGCAAACAGTGGATGCGAGCTTCACAGAAGTTGACACACAGACAGCAAAGTAATATAATGTAAACATGCAGGATGCCTACGGGGTCCTGCAAAGTTCTTGCTTAAAAGGAGAAACTAAAATGCAACAACTAAGAACTATTGACACAGCCGCTCTAGCACAATTGAGCAAAGCACTAGTAGGATTTGATCGATACTTTAATGTACCACATCATGTAAACAGTAACTATCCTCCACATAATATTGTGAAGTATAGTGATGATACATACGCAATTGAAGTAGCTGTAGCAGGCTTCACTAAAGAAGAAGTCACAGTTGAAGTGGATCAAGACCAACTAACAATCCGTGGTGTAAAAGATCGTCCAAACGAAAATACTGGACAGATTGAATATCTACATCGTGGATTGGCCGCACGTGACTTCGAGCAAATATTTACTCTAGCAGAGTATATGATTGTAAGGGGTGCTAAAGTGGAGAATGGTATGCTACAAATTGATATTCAACGTGTAGTACCAGACGCACTAAAACCACGTCAAATCACAATTAAATAAAGTAAATAACAATGGAGGGGGCGACTCCTCCATTAACCCGGAGAACTAAAATGGCAGGCACTGATATCCAACTAGACGAGAAAATTAAGGTCACTGTACAAGAACCTAAACGTTGGAAAGTCATAGTACTTAATGACGACGCAACTCCTATGGATTTTGTAGTTGGCGTACTTGTTGAAATCTTCAAGCATACAGACACAACTGCTAGAGATATAATGATCACTGTACACGAGCAAGGCGCTGGCATTGCAGGTGTATACAGTTTTGAAATTGCAGAAGCCAAAGCAGTTGAATCAACTCAACTTGCTAGGTCTAACGGATTTCCGCTACAGATAAAATTGGAAGAAGAATGAGCTTAAAAGACCTAACATGGGAACATCACAAGTACGCTGAAACACGCCCGTTTGTTAAGGTATTGTTTTCAGGTAAGATTACTCCAGAAGCATACGCTACATATCTTTATAATCAGCACAAGTGTTATGACTTGTTAGAAGCTATGGCCATGATGCATGGCCTAATGAATGACTATCCTGCAATACGCAGAGCTCCTGCCATTCATGCAGACTTTTTAGAACTATGGACTGATAAGAAAAAACTACCAAATCAAGTGCCATCGGTACAGGCGTATCACGACCATTTACTATCTATCAAAGACGATCCTAAAAAGATTCTAGCACACTTGTATGTTAGACACTTTGGAGATTTGAGTGGTGGACAGATGATTGCCAAGCGTGTTCCAGGCAGTGGAAAATATTATCAGTTCGACGGCGACACAACAGAAATTAAAAACATCCTACGTGCCAAACTAGATGACAGTCTAGCAGAAGAAGCGGCTGTGTGCTTTAAGTTTGCGGCTGACATGTTTGACGACTTGGAAAAGGCTGTCAATGAGTAAAGTCTGGGATACGCTAATAGGTATACAGCAGTTACTAGAAGAAAGTTTTGATGCTACTGGGAAGGAAACCTTTGAGCCAGGCATGGATCGTTTCAATCAGCCCGGTTGGGTTAACAGAGTGTGGACTAGCGAATCCTATCGTAGAGCACACGTTGATGTTGTAGATGCCCGTGAGTCAAAAGGACTTTGGATGATGCACTGTTGCATATTTCCACATACACACAATCCAGCACCAATATACGGATTTGACGTTATAGCTGGTAAGAATAAGATTACTGGATGCTTTCATGATTACTCAAAAGCCGGAGATGCTGGCCATCCAATGATGGCTTGGTTCCACGACGAAGTAGCCAAACTGGAATGGCGCAGAGAACGTGCGCTACCTGAATGGGCCACTAACATATTCAGCGGCAGTATGGTGGCCGCGGCCAATGTACAAGATGAAGAAGAACTGGAGCAGATTACAAATCTAGCACGTACCACAGTTGCTCACTATCTAAGCACAGTAGCAGAAACTAACAATACTGCTGAAAACACTACAGAAGCACAAAACTACTACGCACAGAATCAGAAATGTAACCCTCATACACCACGTGTAATGGTTAGTTTGGGACTAAGTGAGGCGGATGTACAGCATTTCATACAGGAATGCCTGTTCCCTGAAATAGTATAAATATTACACTATGCGTGTAATTGACATTTTAACTGAATCCGTTTTAACAGAAGCTGGCTTAACAGCTAGAGACTTTTATGAGCGCGGTAGGCTGGATAATTTTATTAAGAAATTAGTTGCCAAAGAACCTTTTTTTACTGTGGACGGCGAACAGATTGAAATTCCTGCTACCGGTTCCGAAATAAGCTGGCTCAAAACTCAACTCAAAACAAACTTTGATTCTAAAGATCCTCTAGCAAGAGCAGTACAGACTCTTAATATTTTTCCAAAGATCGGAGGAATCAGACTAAGTTCCTTGGCCAAAACTAAAGAATTTGGGGGAACATTCAGTGTGAACTCCAGTGGCAAGATGGATACTAGCAAAGCCAATATAGGGCCAACTGTTGAAGCTTTGAAAGCATTTGCTATATTTGCAAGATTGGTAATACGAAATAAGGCAACACTCACTGCTCAAGACGTTATGAAAGTTGCACAGATGGCTCAAAAGAATTCTAGTATAGTTTACCTAACAAATGAAAAAACGGGAAAACCCTCTAAAAATCCTACCACTCAGGTGACAGTTGTAAGAAAAGTACCTGACAAGAATGGAACTGTAAAAGATGAATTTACATTAAATGTATCTTTAAGCACACCTTCTTTCGTTCGTGCAATAAATGTAACAGAAAAAGACAAGGCAGCTTGGGGACATTTAAACGGTGTTGTGAAATATATCAATTCGGAAGGCGACTTGGCAAAATATTCTAGATACTTTGCTAATAACAACAAAAAAGATCCTGTTAAAATTGCAGTGATTGGTATTGAGTTAGGCAAAGTTGATATCTCATCATCATATACTGATCCGGTCAGTGGAGAAGAACGTCCTCTAGAAAACTTAACAATGAGTATCAAGAGCGAAGATGCTCCTTGGTTCCATCAAACATCCGGTGGAAAATTAACCGGTATATATCAAATGTATCAAGCAATAGGTTTGACAGATGCTGAAGTAGACGAAGACATGGTCACTGCTGGCTACCAAGAAACAGGAAAGAAGAATTCCCGTGCGCAATTCCAACAGACTGTGAAGGCTGTTGAAGCCATATATGATCTTGCTTTTGACCGACTGGGTTCAGCAATGGCCAAGTTAAACGATAAAGGCGAAGCTGACTATATTCATAACTTTTTAAACACGTTAAAACACAATATTGCAGGCGATGACAAATTAGTCTATGTAAAATTTAATGCACGTGGAGCATACTCAAAATTAAAACCCAACATGTTATGGCATCTATCTGAAGTCATCGAACTGGGCGTTAATCAAGGCACAGGCCAACGCCGCGCAATCTACTGGATTGACCAAAAAACAGGTAAAACACTGATGGAAGTGAGGATGTTAATAAATGCTCCAAATCACAGAATTACCAATCAATTTAATTTAGGCAAAGACTTCTTTTCGTTAATTAAAGAATCTGAAAAGATTTACAATGTTAACAGTACCAAAGCGGCACCTGCTACTACCCCTACAACGGACAAGCAAGTGACCCAAGTAGAACCAACTGAACCTATCGCTAAAAAGGCAGTTCCAGCAAATATTAAAAAATCAGCGGCAACTGCTGTGCCAACCGCTAACATTGATACCAATCCCAATCAATCATTAAACCGTGCTGTTCCTAGCACAAATCCAAACGACAATATTCCGTTCGCAACATAATCCACGTACTTAGAATACCTTATTAGTAGTAAATACTAATAACGATATACCGGGAGCGAAACCGTGGATCCAATCACGATAGGTCTGGCATTTGCCGCCGCCCAATCAGCAGTTAGTCATATAAAGCAAGCCGTAGCTCTGGGTAAGGACATCAACAGTCTAGTAGGGCAATTCAGCAAATTCTTTGAAAGTTCAGATTCTATACATCGTGAACGAACAAAGTTAAAAGCCAAAGCTAACCTACTGGGCAAAACTGATGCTGAGTTGGGGCACGAAGCCCTACAAATTGCCATGCACAGTGATGCCCTACGTCAAGCAGAGCGCGATCTCAAAGACATGATTCTTTGGCAATTGGGTAAACCGCAGATTTGGGAACAAATGATTGCCGAGCGCACCAGACTATTCAAAGCCCGTGCAGAAGCCCAACGTGCAGAAGAAGAACGTGAACTAGCACACAAGAAAAAAATGGCTGATACGTTTATTTTTGGCATGTATTTCCTAGCAGGGTCAGTGATTGTATTTGCATTTG